CTTTGTTGCTGGTGGTGATTTTATCTCGTAGGCCCAGATCCATCTGTGTTGGGCTCCAGTTGAATAGTGCTTCACCTGGAATACCTGCAGGTATCAGCACATTCAACGTTAGGTTCTTGGTGTACTCTGTGTAGAATCCCACTTCATTGCTAGTGTCCTTTTGAAAAGCTGACACACAATCATTCATCCATGTGTCCATCACAGCTTTTGGTGTGTAGTCTGTGTCCATGAGAAATTCGAATGTAATTTCTTGACCATAGTCTGCTGTGTGTGCAAATTGTCTATCCAATCCATTGATTCTGAGAGTTCGGGTAGCAATATTTCTGCCAGGTATGGAAGCTTGATGACACAATAGCGTGAGTGTTTGACCTTGATTCACATTTGGAAAATCCACGAAAAATCTTTCAGAACGAGCCAGATTGTTTTGTTTGATGAATGATATGAATTCCAGTAGAGAAGGAATCTTCACACTTTCAATTTGTTTTACATCAGGATTGGTGGCTTTGTCGCCTTCTGGCTTCACAGATTTGGTGAGATTTGCTAAACCTTTGCCTGTGTTTTTGGCAACATTTCCGATTGCACTAAGTATACTCATTAAATTTTGCTCCGTGCGTCGTTGAACACTTGATTGCGTGAAGCTTTCTCGAAGTTGTCAATAGGTAACATGATGGTTTTTCTCCAATCCTTGGGATAGATTTTCATCAATCTGGAACCTACTTGTTCATACAAATACCGTTTCACTGCCACATTGGCACCTGGATATCTTGTGAAGTTGCTCAACAATTTCCAGGTCACCATCATTCTGGTGTCCTCACCCATGGTATCATCATTCACCAGTTCCAACATTCTGTCCAACAACTTCATTCGAAACAATGGTGGAAGATAGTGCATGTTCAAGCCAAAAAATCCCTCAGGTACTTTTCTGAACACCACTACCACAGGTAACGTGTCATAGTATGGTAGTTTGGCAGACATCTTGGGGTCGTACATGAACAAATACATTTGTCCTGTGATGATGGTGTTGACAAATTCACCAATATCACTTCTCAACACTTTTTGTGGTTGGATATTGGTCATACCCAACTTGCGAATCATGTCCTGATACCACCGGAAAGTGCTAACAGGTGTTTCTTGGTCTCGCAGTTGTTGAATGGATTTGTTTAACATTATGGTGAAATTCAGGGCTTGACTACTACTTGACAAGGTGATAGATTCACTATGTCCGGTATGAAGTTAAAAACTACTTACTATTTATAAGTACTCCCTAAATCCTTCTCTGTAACCAGCATAAACTCCCATCCGTTCCGAGAAGCAAAACGCCGTGCTGCTGTCCATTTGGCATTGTTCACTCCCCACTGCTTCACTTCCGAGATGAAGCGTTGGGTTTTTCTTTGTGGGATGTTGGGTGGTACAGTGAAACGATATGGCTTCACTTCCACAAGATATTTCTTTCTTTTGCCTGTCTTGTCTTGAACTTCTATGTAGAAATCCACATAGTATCTGTGAACCAATCCATCAGCTGGACTGACATACGGGATGACAATTTCCTCACTGGACCATCGTAGCACAGATTCATTCAAGTCACACCATTTCATGAATTTCAATTCATAACTGCTGCGATAGATGATTTCCATGACATCCCCAACATATTTCTTGGGGTTGTTCGGGATGAATCTTCCTTTGTAGGTGTCTTTGGTATAAGCCATATAAATATCTGTAAAGTATTCCCAAGGAAACTATTTATGGCCAACTATCGAACTGCAAACACCCTGACACCAGGTCAAGCCATTCAAGGTTTGGAATCCAATGGACTGACAGTGTACAGATATCCTCAGGATGTAGGTAGTGCAACCACTCCTCATTACATGATGTTCTACATCTCAGAACGTTCTGGTGTCACACCTAAAGAACAACTGGCAAGCGACAAGGCTGTGAAAGCATTAAATCTTGTAGAACCCAGCGCACAATTTCGTCCAGAAACACAGGTGGGTCCTGTTGCAGCTGCTGCTGTAGCTGGAGCTGCGGGTGCTGTGGGTGGTGCCAGTCTGGCCAGAGGAGTTGCCAAAAGAACTACTAGTTTTTTTGGATTGAATCAAAAAACAGGTGTTAGAGTTATTGACACCACTAAACAAAATTTAGGCAACGTTGCCACAACTGGTGCTACTATAGCAGGTGGTGTAGCTGGTGGTGTAGCTGCTGGTGCTGTGGCCACTGCTGAAGGTGGCTCTGCCAAAGATGCAAAATTTTTGAAATATGTTGTGGCGTTGTACATGAACAACAAACCCAGAACTGAATACAATGCCACCTGGGCAGATGAAGATTTGGGAGCGTTAGGAGGCATGGCCAGTACAGCAGCTAGTGCAATATCAGGTATAATGAGTGGTAACGGTGAAGGCATGGCAGGTCGTGCGTCAGCTGCTTTGGACGCTATCAAAAATGCAGGTGGCGGTGCTGCAGCTATTGCATTGCAAAATGCTGACAGTGCCATGAATGAAATGGGACTAGGTGGCATGGGTAGTATTGCTTCTGCCGCCAGTGCATTTTCTGGAACTGCTGTAAATCCTTTCAAATCACAGTTGTTCAAGACCATGAATTTTCGTTCATTCAATTTTGATTACACATTCATTCCAAAGAATGATTATGAAATGGGTCAAGTGTTAGACATCATTGATTTGTTCAAATACTACATGCATCCCACATTAGGTGAAGAAAAATTCTTCGTGTCCTATCCTGCTGAATTTCAAATTGAATATCACTTCAAAGATGAAGGAAGAAACGTCAATCTGTTTCGTACCAGCAGTTGTGCGCTCACCAACATGAAAGTGGAATATGGTGGCAGTGATTTCATATCTGTGCGTGGCACTGGTGGTGCTCCTTCTGAAATTTCCCTATCATTGACCTTCTTGGAATTGGAATTGTTGTTTCGAGACCGTATTGCCACTGCTGGGTTCTAATCATGGATTACTTCTCACGATTTCCTGCAGTAGCAGTTCAAAGCAACAACAAACCCATCATCATCACGGATTTTCTTCGCCGAGTGTCTTTGTCAGAAAAATTTCGTGAAAACACAGTGTTCATGGATGATTATCTAGTGAAAGATGGTGAAACACCTGAAATAGTGAGCTACTTGTTCTATGGAAAACCTGTTTATCACTGGTTGGTGTTGATGGTGAATGACATCACCAATCCTAGAGAAGAATGGCCTATCCGAGATGAACAAGTCACCGACCTGGTGTATTTGAAATATGATTTTGTGTTGACAGTTCCTTCTGGTGCAGCCTATCTTGTGGATGATGAAATCACATCCGATACCGGAGGTTCATTCCTAGTAACCTCCAAAACAGGCAACACGGTGCGGCTGCGCTCACAAGTTGGCAAAACAATACTCACCACGTCCTCTATACTCACCAACGCCAGAACAAGTGCTTCCAATCTCACCGTCTCCTCAGTTACAGATCCTGAGGAAGATGTGCATCATTACTTTGATACAGAACTGGGATACATTGTGGATGAAGGATATTCTGCTTTCACCAATCCAGTCACAAATTATCAACATGAAGTGGATGTAAATGATGCCAAAAGGCCTATCAAAGTATTGGGCAAACTTTATGTAGAAGCTGTGGTACAACAATTTACTGATTTGATTAATGGTGATGGATAATGACGGATGCAATCCTACAAGCAGGTGATGTAAAAATTGAAGAAATATCCATAACTGCGAATGGTAAAAAATATGATATTCGTAACCTGGTGTTGGAAGTATCCATCTACGAGGACATTTTTTCCAATGTGATGACTGGATATATCGTGGTTCAGGATTCTGCCAGTTTCATCACGCAATTGCCTTTGGCAGGTATTGAACAAGTCACAGTACAATTTCGAACACCTCAATTCAAAGAAGGTGTGTTTAAAAAGCAGTTCTATGCGAATGGTGTGGAAGAACGTATTCTAGACAACACGCAACAAATATACAGCATCAGTTTGATTTCGTTGGAAGCATTAACAGACAACATCACACGTATTAGTAAAAAGTTTTCTGGAAAAACTCATGAAGTCATTCAGGCTGTGTTTGACAAATACCTGAAAGATAAAAAAGAATTAAAAATTCTAGAGGAACATCTATCCAGCACCACTGTGGTGTCGCCTTACTGGTCACCATTGAAATTAATCAACTGGATAGTCACTAGAAGTTATAAAAATGCTCCTAATGTGGTGTTCTTTGAAAGCAACAAAAATTTCTATTTGACTAGCATTGAACACTTGATTCGTCAGGGTGTAAGCAATCCATATGACACATTTCAATACAGTGCCACTGCAGCCACTGAAGAAGCATCAAATGTTAGCGTTCAATTCAGAAGAATTTTAAACATCAATCCATCCACATTTTTTGATGTGTTTCAAGCTCAGGATTTTGGATACTATGCTAGCAATTTGATAACTCATGACATCACGTTGAAACAATACTATGAAAATTATCACAATCAGTTTGAATATCATAACAAAGTGTTGAACTTGCATGATGCAGGAAAATCTCAAACATTTCCTCAAAAGATGCCAAGAAAACCAGATATGTTTCGTCGTGTAAGAACCAAACAATACAGCATGTTCGAGGAAACCAAAGATCCATTGTTTGAAAAATGGGCAGCACAAAGAAACAGTTTGATGTATGAAGCCAGTAATTTTCATTTGATGATTGAGGTACCAGGGAGAACAGATATGGAAGTGGGGAAAGTTGTTGTTCTGAACATCCCAAAATCAACAGAACGTGATTTAAGTCAAGCAACTGGTAGAGATTTAACAGACCAATATCTTTCAGGGAACTATCTGGTGACAGCTATTCGACATAGCATTGTGGCTAAAAAACACACAATGTACATGGAAGTCATGAAAGATTCATATCAAAAGGAACTACCATAATATGGAAAACATTTACGGCAATGGATTTTTCTGGTGGGTGGGTGTTGTTGAAGATAGAAATGACCCACTTTTTTTAGGTAGATGTAAAGTTCGTTGCGTTGGTTATCATACCGCAGATAAAGTGGAACTACCTACGGATAGTTTGCCATGGGCATATCCCATGCAACCCATCACATCTGCTGCCATGTCAGGTATTGGAACCACACCTATAGGACCAGTGGAAGGCACTTGGGTTGTGGGATTCTTCCGAGATGGTGAAGATTGTCAAGAACCTTTGATAATGGGAACTATTGGTGGTGTCATGGCTCGTTCCTACTATGACAAGTTGAAAAACACCAGTAACTACGGATTTCAAGACCCCACCAACAAATACCCACTGCCTGAATACATCAATGAACCTGACACCAATCGTTTAGCTAGAAATCAAAAAGTACAAGAAACTATTGTTGAAAAGAAGAAACAAGCTCGAGTCACTTTGGTGGATGTTGCCAATGAAGGGGGAACCTGGGAAGAACCAGAAATTCCTTATGGACCCAAGTATCCAAGCAATCATGTAACACAAACAGAAAGTGGCCATGTTCTTGAACTGGATGATACTCCTGGTGCTGAACGATTGCACATCTACCATACCTCAGGTACCTATGTAGAAGTGGATGGAGCTGGCACCATGGTTCGACATATTGTTGGTGATGACTATCATATCATTGATTGTAATGGCTTTGTCAACATCAAAGGTAAAGCCAACATCACAGTGGAAGGTAGTTGCAACATCTTTGTGAAAAACAATTGCAACCTTCAGGTGGATGGAGACCTGAAAGCCAATGTTCATGGTAACCTTGAAATGAAAGCAGGAAAAAAATTCAGTGTGACTGCTGTTGACGGTATTGATATACACACAGATAAAACTATAAACATCAACTCTAATGAAAAGATTAACATGAAATCTTTGCAAGGGTTGAACATGACTGGTACAACAAAAACTACTATTGCCAGCCCTATAACAGAAGTCGCCATGTTGAAGATGAATGGTATGTCTACTTCACCTGCTCCACCAGTACCTCCTGTAATTGATCCTCCATCCACTATTGAACCTAAAACACCTGAAGAACCAGACATTGTACCTCCTGGATTCACACTGACACCTGAACAACGTGCTGCGTTTTTTGCTGAAGCATTGGAAGCTAGAGCTTTGGATGACCCATTGTCACAAGAATATGCATCATTGAAACAATCCGAAGCAGATGTTGGAGAAGTCATCTCTGCCCCTGCATCCAATCCTGAACCACAACAGTCCACATGCGAAGTTGCTCAAAAAGTCATTGAAGAATGCACGAAATATGTTGGTATGGTGGAAACAGGCGCTGCAGAAGGTGCAGCAAAAAATACAGGTGGTAAATTGGGAGGGGGTGAATTACCCGTAGGACAGCTAGGTATCATAGATGAAATGGTGAAGAGCACCACGTCTTATGGATATCACCTACAACAATTGAATGCCACAGGTAAAGGAGTTGAATGGTGTGCTTCAGCTGTCACCTATTGGTGGAAAGCTGCAGGTGTTCCAACACCACCCAAAGATCCTGCTGCCTGCGCAGGTTGGCATAAATGGGGTCAAGAAAATGGTCTTCTGTCTGACCAGCCCTCACTGGGAGCTGCTATTTTGTACTATGGTGACCCAGCCAGACCCGACCATGCCAATCACATAGGTGTTGTGGTTGGCATCTATCCAGATGCAGGTCCTAACAAACGAGTAAAAACTATTGAAGGAAACACCACAGGGGGTCCTGGATTCAACCGTTCTGGTTGTGGGTGTTTTGTGAAGTATCCCAATATTGATGGTACCCCACAGGCCAGGCCCAAAAAGGTGAAATATGTTCGTCTTCCAGATAGCTGTAAGGAATCTCCTCCGTCTGCAACAGTTACGGATGATTGTTTATCAGCAGAAATGACAGCATACATAGCAAAACTGAAGAACAAAATCCCAGAACCAGTACGTCTACAGATTCCTGAAGTGGTGTGTAAGTTCAATATCAATACACCACAACGTCTGGCACACTTCCTGGCACAATGTTCACATGAGTCAGGACATTTCAAGGCAGTTCAAGAAAATCTAAACTACAGCTGGAAGAGTTTAAGAGCTGTTTTTGGTAAATACTTCCCTACAGATGAGATAGCCAAACAATTTGAAAGACAGCCTGAAAGAATTGCTAGCCGAGCCTACGGTGGCAGACTGGGTAACGGTCCAGAAGCCACAGGTGAAGGATTCAAGTATCGTGGTCGTGGTTACATTCAATTGACAGGTAAAACCAACTACGCAGCATTCAGAAGGTTTGTTCCTGAAGATGTGGTAGCCAACCCGGATTTAGTAGCCACCAAGTATCCTTTGTTGTCAGCTGCCTGGTTCTGGAGCACCAGAAATCTTAACTCCAAGGCAGATGGAGGCGCGGAAGCTGTCGCTCCTGTAACTAGAGTTGTGAACGGTGGTTTCAATGGATTGGCAGACCGTCAGAAGGAATTCAACAAGTTTATAGCCCTCGCATAACCATATAAATATTCAATAAAATGCCTATTCTTTCTCCCAACAAACTGTACAAAGATTTGGACTTGTCTTTTGCAGCACATCCACAAACTCAGGATGTGTTGAAAAAAGTAGACTCCAATGCTGTGAAACAATCTTTGAAAACATTGTTGAACACCAACTTGGGAGAAAGATTGTTTGAACCTACTCTTGGGTCACCTTTACGTAATTTGTTGTTTGAACCTGTGGATGCTATCACAACCATGGCTATAAAACGTAGCATTGAAAACACCATCAGTAGGTACGAGCCTCGTATTATTCTGGAACTAGTGGATGTGGTTCCTTTTGAAGATGACAATGCTTATGAGATTTCTCTGTATTTCACTGTCATAGGTATCAATCAACCAACTTCCCTTACAGTCACTTTAGAGAGATTACGATAATGGCAGAACTTAATGTCACAGAACTAGATTTTGATACCATTAAAAACAATTTACGAACCTATCTGGCTGCACAACCTGAATTCACAGATTATGATTTCACTGGTTCTGCTTTGAGTTTATTGCTGGATGTGTTGGCATACAACACCCATTACAATGCTGTGTTGGCAAATCTTCAAGCCAACGAGATGTTCATTGATACCGCTATCAAAAGAACATCCGTAGTGTCATTAGCCAAGATGTTGGGATACAGTCCACGTTCCACAACATCAGCAAAAGCCATTGTGGATTTGATAGTCACAAAAGATGTTACACCAGGTAACACATTAAGTATTACTTCCAGCACCAAGTTTAATGCAACTATAAATGGAGAAACCTACACTTTTAATGTGAATGAATCTCAAACAGCCACATTAAGTCAAGGTGATGTGTTTGTGTTTGAAGATGTGGAACTCATTGAAGGCATCTACCTTTCCAACACATTTTTGATTGGTTCAGACAACACATCTGGACCTTTGATTATTCCTAATGGAAACGTAGACACCACGACAATACAAGTTGCTGTTCAAACTTCCTCATCCAATCTAACATCAACAGATTGGTCCAAAACATCATCCATAGTAGATGTGACCAGCACCAGCAAAGTGTTCTTCGTGGAAGAAAACAATTCAGGTCAATATCAACTTGTGTTTGGTGATGACAATGTTGGTGCAGCACTTATACCTGGAAACATTGTGACTGTGACCTACCTTGTGTCTGAAGGTTCTACACCAAATGGCGCCAGAGATTTTTCTCTTATTGGTGACATTGATGGAGAAACTGAGGTTGCTATAACTGTGGACTCACCCGCAACAGGTGGTTCTTTCAGAGAATCAGTTGATAGCATTCGTTTCAATGCACCCAAGTTCAATGCCAACAGAAACAGAGCTGTTACAGCAGAAGATTATCGAACATTAATCAAACAAAATTTTTCTAAAGCCAGAGAAGTCACTGTTTGGGGTGGAGAAGAAAATGATCCTCCAGTTTACGGTTCTGTGTTCATTTCTGTTGATCCCATCACAAATGCAGTCATAACTAATGCGGATAAAGACTTCATCAAAGAAACCATTCTTCGTCCACGAAGTGTGATGAGCATCAAACATGAGTTTGTGGATCCAGAATATGTTTATCTTGGTTTGCAAGGTGTTGTGAATTACAATCCTAAATTGACCTCATTGAAAGCTTCAGAATTGAGTTCATTGGTGATTGCAGGTATTCAAGATTATTTTGACAATGAATTAGGTACTTTGGACAGAACATTCTTTTTGTCTAAACTTTCAGAAACAGTGAAACAACTGAGCACTTCCATTGTAGGTTCTGTGTTTCAACTTCGACTACAAAAACGCATTGCTATTGGAACTAGTGACACATCTGGATATTCTGAAACATTGAATTTTCTAACTGCTATTGATCCAGAGACCTTCAGAAGCAGTAACTTCATTACTACAGTAAATGGCCTATCATATTTTGGACATCTACAAGATTTTGCTAATGATGCTGTTGCGAATATGGATGGAGAAGGAACTATAAAATTTGTGGACCAAGATACACGTTTACCTATTGTAGATGTGGGTACTATCAATTACAATCAAGGAATTGTAACACTGCGAAATGTTATTGTTTCAGAATACGTGGGTAATGTAGATGAGGTGTATGTAAATGTACAACCCCAACCACTATATCAGAACATTTCTAGTAGTATTATTCGTACATCCGATACAGCCACAAGTTCAGTAGCAGCAGTTCCTTCCAGAAATAACATTCTAACATTAGATGATAGTGAAAGCAATTCAGATGCTAATATTTCAGCAGGCTTGATTATTAGCTGTCGTCCATTCACACAACAATAATGTCTATCAAGAGAAAGTTACATCATCTGATTTCCGGGCAAATCCCGGAATTTGTGCGGGCAGAACACCCGCAGTTTGTAACATTTCTGGAACACTATTATAGATTTCTGGAACAACAGGGTGAAGCTCATGATGTTCTGTTAAGCAATTCTGATTGGACAGATATTGACATCACCCTGGATGCCTTTGTTCCATATTTCAGAGCTCAATTCAGCTATGATTTTCCCAGTAACACTGTCCTTTCCAACAGAAAATTAATCAAGTACATCAATCAGTACTATGAAGCCAAGGGGTCAGAAACAGCCACGGAAATGTTTTTCCGTTTCATGTTCAATGACACAGCTGAAGTAAAATATCCAGGTGATTTTCTTCTTCGTGCCTCAGATGGTCGATGGAGCAGAAAACGTTTCATCAAAGTGGAAACCACCAGATTTCCAGATGAAAACATCTTTGAGCTGAAAGAAAAAACTGTAACCTTGCGTTATCTGGAATTCATTCCAGGTGCAGGTAATTTTCTCAGAACCACCACAACACGCTGTTTGGATGTGTATGAAACCTCTCGTCCCAACATCTATCAGTTGCAAGTAGACATCAATCCTAATTTTACGTTTCCGGATGATATTTCTGCCGACACCTCTTTGGCAGCAAGTCTGGGTAACTATGATACGCACGTGTACGTGCAATCTGTTATTGGTGCCACCACCACTACCTATGGCACCATTTCCAAACAGTTGACCCGTGTAGTAAACGTTGATGAGGCAGGTAGCAGATTCCGTCGAGATGACACCTTCTTCATCTCAGAAACAGGTATTGAAGGGTTGTATTTTGCTGGTGACTACACAGCAGTCACCACAGGTTCTGCTGCCTATGCCTTTGAATCTTTGCAAAACAACGCCATTGTTCGTGTGGTGAAAACTGAAAACACATTTGCAGAACAATACTTCCTGGAAGATTACACACTGTTTGGTGATTATGCTTCTGCACCCACCCGTGGTAAAATCAAGTTGTTGTCCATCGTGGATAGCGGTGAGAAGTTCCTGGTTCGCAAGACAGGTGTGATTGAATCTGTCACCATTTTGGATGGTGGTTCTGGATATGCTGTGGGCGCCACAGCTGTGAATCTAGTGGGTGACGGTACTGGCGCAGAATTCCGTGTGCTGGTGTCTGATGGAAAAATCACACAAGTCACCGTGGTGAATGGTGGTGCCAACTACAGTAATGAAGTCAATCCCACCACAGGTCTTCCACTCACCAGTTTGACAGCTTCAGGCTCAGGTGTAGGTGCTGTGTTGGAACTGAACATCTCCACAGACTTCACACCTGTGGAAACCTTCACCGTGGACTTCAACAATGGTCGTTCCGGTTCATCCGCCGCCATCATCACCTTCTCTACTGGTCACATCTATCATGCACCAGGTGAGTATGTGGACAATGCAGGCTTCTTGTCTGACATCATCAAACTACAGGACAATGACTACTATCAACCTTATTCCTACGTTATTGAAACCACAGAACAGTTGTCCAACTGGAAAGACACCTATCTGAAGAGCACCCATCCTGCAGGGTTCAAGATGTTTGCCAACTTGCTGCTCACAGGTGATATCACACCACCCACCGTCACAGTGGCAGAAGAATTTGACCAGGTGGACATTGAAGACCTCCCATACCGTGAACTGGAAGAAACTGTCACAGTGTCAGAACTGGTGTCCAAGAATATTAGCAAGCCATTCACTGAATCCTTGACGTTGAGTGAAACATTCAATGCTGCCATCGTATTCTTACAAGACTTGACAGACACCTTCAACAGTTCAGAATTGTTGACATTCAACACCAGCGTCAGTAAGATTGATACAGTTATCAGCGGTGATGTGTTGACCAAGAATGTTGATAAAACATCCACAGATGTTGTCACTGTGTCTGAAGATGTGATATTCAGCAATGCCATTGTGTTAACAGATTCCGTTGGTGTCACAGACACATTGAATTACAATTTCAACCAACAGGACGATGCCACATCTGATTTGCAAGATGATGTGTCCATGAATGATGCAACAGCATTCATAGTAGCCAAGACCTTCTCTGATGATGTGGTGACCTCAGATGTGCCTGTGAATTCTGTGGAACCATTCAAGACTGATGCTGTAGGCACGTCAGAAATTGTCACCTTCAATACAGAAATGGCATTCTCAGACACCCTTACTGTGTCTGACACCATGGTCAGAAACTTCAACCAACAGAATGATGCCACATCTGATTTGCAAGATGATGTGGCCTTCACCGATACTTTGGCATTGGACACCAATTATGTGTTCACAGACAGTTTCAACCAGACTGATGCCATTGTTGTGGATGTGAATTTAAACAAGACAGACACCATCAACACCGCAGATGTATTGACCAAAGATGTGAACTTCACATTAGTTGACACACAAAACAACACTGATAGTTTGTCTTTGAATGTGAACACTGTGTTGACTGATTCTGTTTCAACATCAGACAACGTGGATTTGTTGATTGTGATTCCAATAAATCTAGCAGATACCACCTCTACGTCTGACGTGGTTGTGAAGGAATTGGAATTCACATTGTTGGATACTGTCACATTGTCTGACACCATGGTCAGAAGTTTCGACCAACAGAATGATGCATCCAGTGACCTGCAGGAAGATGTGACACTGGGAGAACAAGTGGCGTTGAATCTGGATTATGTGATTCCCACCGACAGCATCACAATAAATGATGCAGACAACAGAGATGTAACCAAGGGAGTCACCGACAGCATCACCACAACTGACGCAGGCGGCACCTTGGTTCTGGAAAGTTATTTTGCAGAATCCTATGTAGACACACAAACCACCACGTCCACTTACGTGGGAACCATCAACAGTTTCTAAATTTTGTATAAATACTAGTATTGAATTGTAGTTTTACATCAACCTAACAAAATCTCGAGGAAAACAATGGAAGAACTAATCAAAGCAACCGGTAAAGTGAAGATTGTGGTACATGATGAAAATGGTGTAGTAAAAGAAGAACGCAACATTGACAATCTAGTGGTCAGCGTTGGTAAGGCATACATCACTTCACGCATGATTGGCACAGCATCCAACGTGATGTCACACATGGAAGTGGGTACAGACAACACAGCTGCAGCAGCTGGCAACACCACTCTGGGTTCAGCTGTGGCATCTTCACGTACTGCATTAACTTCATCAACACAAACCACATCATCAACCACCAATGATTCTGTGCAATATGTTTGCACATTCCCAGCTGGTACTGGTACAGGTGCTCTTGTGGAAGCAGGTATCTTCAATGCTTCATCAGCAGGTACCTTGTTGTGTCGCACCGTGTTCTCAGTAGTGAACAAGGGTGCATCAGACGCCATGACCATCACTTGGACTGTCACACTTTCATAATTAAAAACTAATGCCAGCATTATTGCCGATTAGGTTCCGGACGGAACTTGCACGCAGTTTTCACCGAGATATTGTCAACACATTGAATGTCCCTAGTGGAGAGTTGAACACTCTGAACACTTTGGACACCACAATGTACACCTATTCGGCAACTGCTGGAGACACCACGTTTTCAGGTGAGGACATCAAGGGTAAAACTTTGAGCTACACACCAGGAAGAATTGAAGTGTATGTGGATGGTGATAAGATTCTATCTGATGATTACATTGCCACAGATGGAACCAGTGTGGAACTTCTGACACCCACAGGTGAAGAAGTCACCACACTGACCATCAATGGTATAGAATTTGCAGCCTCAGCAGTAAACAGCAGTTCAGACACCATCACCTATACGGATCATGGATTCAATGAAGGCGACAAGGTGATTTATTTGGAAAATGGTGCCACAACTGGTATCACCAACCTAGTAAATGCTGTGTCCTATTTCATCATTGTGATAAACAGCAGCACCATCAAGTTGGCAACAAGTCGAGCATTTGCCATTGCATCATCACCTACTGCCATCAATCTAGATGCATCCGCTGCATCAGGTTCCGCCTTTCAACTGATTCTTGTGGAAGAATACATTGAAGGTGTTGTGGTGGATGAACAACTTGTGAATTTACATGGTGTGAATGTGTTAACCTCGGGTGTGAACACAACCACAGAAACCATCACCAGTTCCTCCCATGGATTTTCCAACGGTGATTTAGTTAGTTACTACTCCAATGGTGGCAGTGCCATCGGAGGATTAGTAAATCTGACTGAATACTTTGTGGTGGGAGCCACCACAGACACCTTCCAGGTGTCTTTGACATCTGGGGGATCAGCCATCAATCTCACAAGCACAGGAAACAGTGCACAAGCATTCCTAAAAATTGACAACACAGTTTA